TGATCGTTCAAAATTTGAGCAAATGCTAGAATATCTAGTAAATGATGAGAGAGCAAAAGCTGAAGAGCTTTTCCATGAAATCGTGGTTGAAAGATCACGTGAGATTTATGAAAACATTCTTGACGACGAACTAAGTTTCGAAGGCGGGGATGATATTCCTCCTGCACCAGGAGATGAAGAAGAACAAGCTAGAAAATGGGCAGGCGAAGCTGACGATGAAGAAGGCGAAGCTAACGACGACGAAGAAGGCGACGGCGAAGAAAGTCCATTTGCAGGCACTGATGGTATGGATGACGAAGAGCCCGAAGGCGATGTTAAAGACATGGTCCTAGATGTTAAAGATGACCTACAAGATCTAAAAGACATGTTTGCTGCACTAGATGCAAAACTAGGTGGCGGTGATGATATGGGCGGCATGGATGACATGGGCGGAAGTGCTGAACTCGGTGGCGATCCTACTGACGACTTCATGAATGATGTCGAAAAAGACGAAATGATGGCGTTCGAGGAAGAAGAGGAAGAAGAATCAGTTGATGAGTCGGATGATGAAGAAGAGGAATCAGTTGAAGAAACAAAAAAAGTTAAAAGCCCCGGCGAAATGATGCGCGAATATGTTGATAAGATTGGGGGCGCAACATACGATAAGTTTGGTAAAATGGGCGATAACGGTGTAAACACTAAGTCAATCGTAGCAGGCAAGAATGACATGGGCGGCACTGTTAAAAATCTAAACCAAGCTGACACAGGTGATGTTGCAGAAGCTGGAGCAGGTGGTACTGTTAAAGGCAGTAGCTTAATTAAGCAAAAGCCTCAAGACATGAGCACTGGTAATATTAATGTTCCAGGTGGTAACGCAGGTAAAACTAGTTTTAAACATAAAGAACCAACTTACCCAAATGGTGTTAAAAAGGAAACTGGCGTAGATGCGAAAAGCCCATTAATGGGTGTTTCAAGTCGTGCGAAGTAAGAGAAGTTAATGCGTTATTTGAGAGAAAACCTTTCATTTGATCAAGCGGGGATCATTGTCGAAAACATTGAAACCCCAGCTGGTCAAAAAAACATGTATATGAAAGGTATATGTATCCAAGGCGGTATCCGCAATGCTAACCAGCGTGTTTATCCTGTTAATGAAATTGCAAAGGCTGTCAAAACTTTGAATGATCAGATAACAGGCGGTTATTCAGTACTTGGAGAAGTAGATCATCCAGAAGATCTAAAAATCAACCTAGACCGTGCTGCTATCCTTGTTGAAACAATGTGGATGGACGGTCCGAATGGTTGCGGAAAACTGAGGGTTATACCAACGCCGATGGGCAACTTAGTAAAAACAATGTTGGAAAGTAATGTTAAGTTAGGTGTATCCTCAAGGGGTTCTGGTAATGTTAAAGAAGATGGTTCGGGCGAAGTCAGTGATTTTGAAATCATCACTGTCGACGTAGTTGCTCAGCCATCTGCCCCTGGCGCTTATCCAACACCAATTTACGAACATCTCATGAACTCGAGAGGTGGATATAGAGCAATAACTGTTGCTCAAGAAGTTAGGCACGATCCCAAGGCACAAAAATATTTAAAAGAATCACTTATTAACATTATTCAAGGTTTAAAATAGAGGAGATCACTAATGTTAGATGCATTAAAATCATTATTTGAGAACAATGTGATTTCCGAGGAAGTTAAATTCAGCATACAAGAAGCGTGGGATGCTAAGATCAAGGAAAACCGAGATCAAGTAACAGCAGAACTCCGTGAAGAATTTTCTAAGCGTTACGAGCACGATAAAGATGTTATGGTGGAAGCCATTGACAGAATGCTCGGTGATCGCTTACAAGCCGAAATCGAAGAATTTACAGAAGATCGTAAAGGACTTGCTGAGGCTAAGGCACGCTATCATGTTGCTATTCGTGAACATACATCTAAAGCAAATACATTTATTGTAGAAGCTTTAGCAAAAGAAATTCGCGAATTACATGAAGATCAAAAAGTTATGGCTGATAACTTCCGTAAGCTAGAAGATTTTGTAGTAGAATCTCTAGCTAAGGAAATTTCGGAATTTTACGCAGACAAGCAAGATTTAGCCGAAACTAAAGTACGACTAATTAAGGAAGCTAAAGAGCAATTTGCTCAACTTAAAGACAAGTTCGTTAAGCGTAGCTCTAAGGTTGTCGAAGCTATGGTTGTTGAGTCATTATCGAAAGAGATTGGCCAATTGAAAGAAGATATCGATCAAGCTAGAAACAATGACTTTGGTCGTAAGATATTCGAAGCGTTTGCTAATGAATATCAAAGAAGTCATCTTAGCGAAAAGAGCGATGTTGCTAAATTATTAAAAGTTATTGAGCAAAAAGAATCAGAGTTAACAGAAGCTGCTAAAAAGATTCTTTCAACAAATCAAATCGTTGAAAGTAAGTCAGCTGAATTAGCTAAAATGCATGATCGAATTGCTCGTAAAGAAATCATGAATGAACTTTTGACTCCGTTAGGTAAGGATCAAAGAGAAATCATGCAGGAACTCCTGGAGGGAGTACAGACATCAAAATTACAAACTAGTTTTGACAAGTACCTACCCGCAGTCATTGCAGGCGAAACTCCAGCGAAGCGGAAGGCACTCACTGAGGCAAAAGAAATTACAGGCAATAAAGAAAAAATGACAAGTAGTGCTAATACCGACGGCAATATTATTGACATACGTCGATTAGCAGGACTCAAAGTTTAAGGAGAACTAAAAAATGTCAGAACTACTAGAAAGCCGCTGGCAGGAAACTAAAGAGGCACTACTGGAAGGCCTCCAAGGCACACGCAAATCAGTGATGGCTATCACTCTTGATAATACTCGCAAGTATTTGGCAGAGAGTGCCACAGCTGGTGCCACTTCCGCCGGTAACGTTGCAACATTAAATCGTGTTATTCTTCCAGTTATTCGTCGTGTTATGCCAACCGTTATTGCTAACGAATTAGTTGGTGTTCAACCAATGACTGGTCCAGTCGGACAGATTCATACACTTCGTGTTCGTTACGCTGATGCTGCAAACAATGTAACAGCAGGTGAAGAAGCTCTAAGCCCATTCAAGATTGCTGCTGCTTATTCAGGCAACAACGTTGACGCTACACCTGCTGCTTCAAGCACAGCTTCTATGGAAGGTCAAGCAGGTAAGCGTATGAGCATTCAGATCCTCAAGCAAACAGTTGAAGCGAAAACTCGTAAGTTAAGCGCTCGCTGGACATTTGAGGCTGCACAAGATGCACAAGCCCAACAAGGCATTGACATCGAAGCAG